TTATGGCGTTGGAAGCCCTTGACATGTCAACTCCCTTGCAATTTTGTTGGGGTTGTTTCCCAATAAAACTTGATGGAAAATATACCTAACGATTTTAGCTTCTTCGTGGTCAATTTCAAAACCACCCGTGTCACTTTTCTTGAAGCCTAGAACTTGGCTGTAGGAAAAGGTCACTTGCCCTTCAGCCAACTGGCGTCGTCTGCCCCAAGTCACGTTCTCTGAAATGGAACGGCTCTCCTCTTGAGCAAGACTCGACATGATGGTAATCAGAAGCTCCCCTTTAGAATCAAAGGTCCAAATGTTCTCTTTTTCAAAATAGATTTCAACACCTGCTTCCTTGAGTTTGCGAACCGTTGAAAGGGAGTCCACCGTGTTTCTGGCAAATCGGCTGACTGACTTGGTTAAAATAAGGTCTACCTTTCCGACAAGGGCATCTTCCACCATTTCTTGAAACCCAAGTCTCTTTTTGGTGTTTGTTCCAGAAATCCCTTCATCGGAATACATCTTGACAAATTCCCAATCTGAGCGACTGTTGATGTAGTCTGTGTAGTATGTCATCTGAGCTTCGTAGGAAGTTGTCTGATCTTCATGGTCAGTGGATACCCTGGCATAGCCTGCCACTCGTCGTTTGGTAAAGCTGGGCAGGTCAACCTTATGGGTGACTTGTTTGGCTGGTTCTATCGTGATAACTTTTTTCATGTCTACCGTCCTTTCTGAATGATGACGTGTTTTTCTTCTCCATTTCTATAGGTCGCTTTAGCTTCATTGGTCACGCTATTAAAAGAAATATGGTGAATGTCTTCTGTATTTATTCTCTCACCAAAGGCTTGAAAGAGCTGTTCTTCTGTAACGGTACGTCCTAGACAAGCCTCGACACCCTTGGCATCTCTTGTCCTGCAGTAATACCTCACTCGCTTTTCCTGATTAGATTTGGTCTCCAAAGTTAAAATCATGTCTAAACCGCAGTGCTCACAATACACTTTGCCTTGTAACTTTGCTAGAGCATCATGCTTTGATACTCTCCTCCTAGCACGCCGCTTTTTCTCTTGATTGACCTGTTGGAAATACTCTGGTGTCACAATGGCTTCGTGGGCATTCTCAACGATATACTTTGCCATCTGCCCATCGTTTGGAATGGAGCGACTGCCAAAATGATCTCGAAAGGTCTTCTGTAAAATAAGTCGTCCGCAGTAGGCTTCTTGGTCAAACATGTTATAAATAATTCGCTTAGTAAAGCGATTACCTAGCCTTGTTCGTTCTCCCCTATCATCAAGCTTTTTAGCTATTTTTGGGGCTGAAAGTCCTTCCATATACCATTCAAAGACCTGTCTGACAATTGAGGCTTCATGGGGTTCAATCACATACTCTTCGCCATTCCATCGATAGCCAAAGATGTCTTGGGGAATATAAGGTTTCCCTTCTTCAAAGCGCTTCTTCACTCGCCATCTGATGTTTTGACTGATAGACTGTGATTCTTCTTGAGCCATGGAGGCAAGCAGGGTTAAAAGCAACTCCCCTTCAGCGGTTAGGGTGTCAATCTTCTCCTTTTCAAAGCGAACACTGATACCAAGTCGCTTCAGCTCACGAACAGTTTCCAAAAGCTCCACCGTATTTCGCCCAAAGCGTGAAATGGACTTGGTTAAGATTATGTCAATCTTACCTTTCCGACAATCTTCAAGTAACTGTTGAAAGTCTCGTCTATGTGCTTGACTGCGACCACTAATGGCTGAATCGCTATAAACTCCCACATAGTCCCATTTAGGATTTGCCTGTATCATTTGGCTGTAGTGGCTGACTTGATTGGATAAGGACTGGAGTAAACTCGTATGCGAAACCCTAGTGTATGCGGCCACCTTTAACCTTTTGATGGTAGTTACCTTTTGGGCTTGTATCGTTTTGATTTGTTTCATTGATACATCTCCTTTCGCAACTATATATCACTCTAAAGCCCTTATTTATCAAGTTTTTAGGCCACTAATTGGCTCAGAAATGGCTCATATTTTTCGAGCATTTTTTCCTTAAATTCTTGGAAGACGGCTTCAGAAATCAGACCTTGAGACAGGAGCTGCTTGGCCTGTGCCATAGTCAGTTGGTAGGTAAGTTCTTGTTGAAAGTCTTGTTCTGTCATTTCTTGTCTCCAAATCTAGCAGTCACATAGCACTTACGACTACAATATTTTCTCTTAGGATTAGCGTAGGAGGTAAACTCACCCCCACAAGCCAAACAGACATGCTCGGTATAGGCCTGTCGATTGACTTCCTCCAAATGGCTGTTCCACCAAGTTTGGCGACAGGACGTTCCACAAAAGCGTTTCTTTTTCTTACCATTTGTATGCGTCAAAACACGACCACAAGCATGACAATAATCTGGTAAAACATCATCTGTTTTCTCACCAACCTTTACCGCATTCCGACGACAAAATGACTTTATGGTGTTAGACGATAGACTGAGCTTTACACCAATGGCTTTATAACCAAGTCCATGTTCTCGTAAATAACGAATAGTTGCTTTTTGTTCTGGGATCATGACTTTCCTCCTTCTATCTACTAGGTGACTAAAAGTGATATTTAGTCCAAACTAAAGAAAACTTTTTCTCTACATGACTAGGTAACTTTTAGAGGAGTTTTTCCGGTTTTTTGAAAAAACTTCTCTCTACCTTCCTAAGTAAGTTTGAGAAGGAAAATTCCGCCACATGGAAAAAAAGAAAAAAGAAAAAGCCTGATGTTTCCACCAGGCTTGATAACTTTTATCCTAATCTGAACCAACCGATGACTTTTCCAAGTTTGACTGTGCCAGTCGCATCATAGAGTGAGCCATCTGCCATCCAGACACGTTTCACTCGGCGAGTAATACCGCCTCCACCAATTTCCAATTGGTCATTGACACCATTCTTGTTGTGGTCAGAATAGCCATCGACATTCTGTTCCACACCATCAATGCTTATACCATCTGAGTCGGTAATACAAATGCCAATGTGCCCATAAGGGTGACTGTCTGTCTTAATGACATAGAAATCGCCAGCTTTGGGATTTACTCCCCAAGCATCCTTGATGACTGTAAAGCCATTGGCTTTTGCCTTGGTTAAGCAGTCAATGGCATTGGTGTAAGCCATATCCTTATCGGTCAACTCCTGTACAATCTTATCCACCAGACTGACGCATTGTCCGCCATAAGGGTTGGTAGGAACAGTCACCTTTTGCCCTACCTTAGACAGGGCAGATGCAACTGCACGTTGAGCAAGGCTTGTCGCCACTGCCTTGATGGAACTGGTTGCCTTATGGACTTTCAAGGTCTGACCAATCTTTAGGACATCCGTTTTCTTCAAGCCGTTCAAGGCTAACAGACCATCAACGGTTGTGCCAAATTTCCTAGAAATCTTCCAATAGCTATCTCCCTTTTGAGCCGTATAGGTTTGTTCTGAATGACCAAGGGTTGTGCCTTCCACATCCTGCTCCAACACCCAAGATGTAATCCCTTCAAGCAAGTAGGCTCTCTTACTCTGAGACTGGTTTACCGCTTTGACTTTGAGGACTTTGTAGGTGCGACCCTTGACCCAGCTTGCCATCGCTTGACCCGTTTGGTAATGAGTCGCATGACCAAGCACACGAACACTATCCCCAACGTGATAAACAGGGCTGGTAGAAGCATTGGACTGTCCTCCTTGCTTACTGGGGGCGGCAGAGACAACTGTCTTCACCTCCTCTTGGGTAATGGCAGAGACGAGACCTTTGGCCAGTTCTTCCTTCTTATTTTCAAAGATGGTCATGTCCTCTTCGTTATCGATAAAGGCAATCTCCACTAATCGGTAAGTGTAACCACGGTTCTTAGCTTCGTTGGCATTATAGAGCCAGTCCACCTTCTTAATCCCACGGTTTTGGAAATGACGGCTAAGGACAGAAAGAATAGCCAAATCCTCCTTATCAGCCGTCAAAGAGGATTGAATGAGGACTTCCGTTCCTCGTGCAGTACCATTAAAGGCATTAAAGTGCAGCTCAGTAATCGAGTCATAGCCCTTACCAATGCTTGCCAGTGACTTATAATCATAGACGTTTTGGTCTGTGATATAGTCGATGGTTTTGCCACTGTACTTGGACATGAGTTTAGCCAACTCACGAACCTTGCCAGCTTCTGTGATGCCACGTTTGGTATTGACTACTCCTGGATCATAGGTAGTGCGTCCTTGCCCATGTCCACAAATGACGAGATGTTTTCCCATGTTAGTCTCCTTCTTTTTCGTTGAATTGTTTTAAGAGTGCTTGTAGTTTCTCAGGGATAGGTAAACCAATTCGCACCGCATTTTCCAAGATACTCAAGCCTTCATTACTCAAGTAAAAGAAAATGACCATGGTGCGAATTGCACCCCCCTGCTTGATGATTTCAGTATCAATGAGGTGTCCCACTGATACCAAAAAGAGAATGGCAATCTTTTTGAAGATGCCCTTGAAACCGATGCTGCTGGAGAGTTTCTTCTCGACAATTGCCGCAAAGACTCCAGTCACATAGTCAATGATGAGAAAAATAAAAAGGGCATATAAGACCCCATCTACTTCTCCAAAAATAGAACCAATAAGTCCTCCAATCGCTGAGAAGAGGACTTTATTTGTTGCCAGTAATTCTTTCATAATGACGCTTTCCTTTCTTATGCTGTCCTACGCCAACGGTAAACCGTGACGTAAGGTTGTAAGTTATTGTGTGGCTTTCCGCCACCAGTATTTCCTGTGTTATTCCCTTGAGGGTAAAGGCTAGAGCTACCATCCGAAGAATGGTCACGACGAATTGCTCCTGAGCCGTTGTTAGCTGTCACATACTGAGCGTGTGAGTGAGACGGCATCTCATCAATGATCAAGGTATGTGCCTTACTACCCCCTGACTTATTAACGCTATTAAACTCACCTTCATTCTCAGATACACCAACTAAGACCCGACCATTGCCAAATCGTTCCCAAGTCCCACCCATAATGGTGGCTGGACTGGTACTTGACGTGGACTCGTAAATGACACCCACTGGGTAAAAGATATCAAGAAATTTTTTATTCTTCATATAAATCTCACCATCGAAATAAGCAGGTAAACTCCCATCCACATCAAGCACCCCTCTTGTCCATGCTTTGCCTATCCCCATACCTGATGGACTTAAGCCGTAGACAACCTTTTCTGGACCAATAGTAAATTCAAAGGTCGTGGAGTAAAAGAGGTCTGCGAGCGTTCCAATAATGGTGTAGGATTTCGTGGTATCATAGGCGCCACCTAAAATAGCTTGGAAATCTGTTTTTGTGTGTTCCGTTGTCGACGTCCAGTTGGCAGCACCAACAGCGTTTGTGACCTTCTGGCCACTTGTCAAATCAACCACTTCCCATGTCAAGGTTGCCTTGTTCTTTTGGACACTATTGATGGTTAAAGGGGCAATCTTAAGCTTTCGTGTGACCGTCACCTGATTCATACTAGAACCAGCACGAACCGCTGAGAATGAAAAGATAGGTTTGAAATACTCTAATAGGGTTATCTCTACTTCTTTTCGAGCACTTTGTCGCCCTCTCGAATCGGTCACATAGGCAGAGACCTTAGCGCGACCAATCCAGTTGATACCTCCCAAAAGACCGTTATTACTCGTTACCACATTAGGCAGTTGAACCCACTGATTATTCTCAAATTTAAAGACCTCTGCACGATAACCCGTCGAAGGAATGGTCGAACCGTAAATACCTGCTCCTTGATTGAAGGTCACTTTAGGATTAGACACCAACTGGGCAAAACTTGTGCCAGTTAAAATCGTTTTTGCAGTGGCATGTGATTCTGAAACAGAAATACTGCCCAAAGTTGGAACAACAGACGTCGGTAGGTTGAGGGTAATGGGAATTGTCATTGAGCCTATCGTCTTTCCACCATAGATAGTGGCTAGCGTTAAATGCCCATTACCTGAGGTGCTATTTGGTATTTGAGTTGCTAATTGAGAAATCGAAGGCGTCCAAGTTACAGAGGTCGCAATGCCTGATCCAATCGTGCCGCTTAGACTCCCAAAATGCCAGGTCATGTTATGGGTAAAATCACTACTGGCACGTTTAATCGTAATAGTTACGGCTTGTCCCATCATATTGCCTGACACCGTGGCACTAGATGACCGTGGGATATCACTTAAGCGTAGCGTTTGTGACCCCGTATTTAAGGTGCCAGGCGACCAACCCCCAGAGCCTGAAAAGGTCGCTGAAAAACTGATGGTTTTGGAGCCATTGGAATCATGCGGTACAGTAATGGTCTTATCAATCAAGTGGAGGGAACTATGAGCCGTGTACATATCGGGTCGCCCTGACCAAGAAAGTGTCTGCCCATTGATGGACACACTCGCCCTACAGTCATACATCCCAAAGGTCGTATAACCATTCTTTAGCCAGAGTTGGACTCGGACAGTAGATGTATTGTCAGCGGTCGAAGTGCCTGTTTCTTCCACTCGCAAAAGTAGGGTATAGCCCCTATCATTATTTGAACCATAATCTGCCATAAGGTCTCCTTTCTACTTGGCATCAATAAAACGACAAACCAGATGCTTGGCATTATGCCTTGCGGCTTCTAGTCGGTAATATCCAACCTGTAAGGTCTCCACAAAGACCCCATGATGAATTTTAATCACACCAGCTGTGACAGTCATGACGGCATTCCCAGCTGACTTAATCATCATCCCTTGTGGGGTTAATTCGATATACTCAGAGTTATCCTTCTTACCGATAATAACCCCATTGTCACCAGCTCTCAGATAGGTATTGACAAAGTTAAGCAAGAGACTGTTGGCTTTAAGATCAGCTTCAATCGCTGCGATACGAGCCGTATTATCAATAAAGTCTTGATTAAATTGCGCAAGGACGGCTTCATTATTTTTCTCAAATTCTTTATAAGACTTGAGCCAATCGGCCACTTCTTTTGCCAACGCTCTCGCTTCAAGATCCACTCGGAGAGATTCTGTCTTTTCGGTTAGAAGGTCTAATTGTTGCTTCATGAAGCCATTATCTGCCTTGGCATCAATCTGGGCGATCAGATCGTTCAAAGACGGTCCTGGAGCTGAAGCAACGTTTCCATCTTCTAGTTGAACATTTCGAAGATAAACCACATCTCCCACCGCCCATATTCCTGACTTCAGGTAAAAGACATAGGAATGATTCTGGGCACTAGTAACCTCCCAAGACACCGAATACCGCTGCCAGCTAGAACTAACTTGAACAACCTTAGTCCCGCTCAGTTCATTTCCGATGGTAAGACTAACCGTCTTACTTGCCTTGAGGTCCACACTAAACGTCATATTAGCACCAATTCGACTTCTTAAATCATAGAAGTTCCGATGGAAGCCGCCAGTACCTGCTTTGGTACAGGTCATCTTAACCGTCACGCCACTGACAGAGCTCGTATCCTCAACCACCTCCTTCTTCCACTCAGAGGTTACTGATGAAAAGGTTGTAGCCTTCATGGCATAATCGTCAATGTAATTGCGCCCACCGAGTTCTGTTCCTTCAAAAAAGGACGACCAGGTATAGTCACTAGGGTTAGTTGAAGGCGTTGCACTCTCCCTATTAACTGCTAGTCCGAGGTAACGTTTGCCCGTTGAGACGGCAGAAATCCCATCTCCCTTGTCACTATCTGCGTACATCCTCCAAGTGTAGAGGGTCTTTCCGTCCTTACCAGCCTTTCCATCCACACCCTTGTCCCCATAAACACCGATGACAACAGGCGTTGTGACTGTCGTTGAGCCATTGGTGAACGTGGTTTTTTCATAATTCCACAAATACTTAAGGGTTGAGGTTAGAGAGGGAATCGTTTTAGTCCAACCAGTACTTGTTGTCGTAAGACCAGTCTTTTGTGCAGAGACTAAGTAATACTGCTCCCTTGACTGAATGCCCACCCCGTCTGCTCCAGCATCACCCTTTGGTCCAGGAGTTAAAGAGATGGTTTTAAGTTCAGCTTGTGTCGCTAAACTTTCCCCTCTAACCTTTAGAAGTGGCGTATCAATGGAAAGATTCCCATCCCTATCCAAACTAAATACTGGGCTGTGCTGACCTGGAATAACCACCTTATCAGCTTCCACCTCTAAACTCTTCACATATTCTGATAGAATCTGTTGAGAGACAAGCCTTGTCATCCATGCTGAACTAGAGACGGTTAACTCATCAATCTTAGCTTTTTGAAGGGCTGCGACTCGTGCTTCAAGGGCATCTGTTGCCAGATAATCAAGCGCAGCTTTCTTCCCAGAACGCTCGCCTTCTGCTTTGGCCATAGCGATACCATCTTCAACTTCTGTTTGAAGACGCTCAAACTGCCTGTCAAAAACCTTGTTAAAGTTTGCTCGCTCCTTAGACGCTCGGTGTTCTGTAACTGATTGATTGACATCAAGAATAGTCTTTGCCGCACTGGCTAGCGAATGGATCCCAGATGATCCAGAGCTCGTAAAGCTAACCTCATCATCAAAGGTCACTGAAAGGTACACTTCTTCTAGAGCGTCAAAGGTATAACTAACTGCCTTTTTCTTAACATCTACCTTGTGCTTCTGGCTTTTAAGAGTAACCGTATCACCCAGATGAACTTCCTGACCGTCTAACTGATAGGCTTCAACAGTTAGCTGTCTGGAGATACTGTCGATGTGCTCATGTGTGAATTTAGCCATTGCCCATTGTCGCAACTCTTCCTCTGTCTGAAGCGCGTTATTCTCATACCGTGCTTCATGGACATAAGGGGATTGGGTAATAAGGGGACTTTCCACAACGACAGAAAGAACGGTATCCTCATCACTACCTTCTGCCTGAAAGGTTGAGGTCGCATAGATGCGCGTAATGACCTTCTCAGAATTATCCTTATCCTCAAAAGCTTTCAGATTGTGATGACTTGTGAGAATAACTTCCTTATCGTTGCCACGGTGTTTCTTAATCGTCAGCTGAAAGTTATCACGAACGAGCTCACCTTCCCAGGTTCCAAGGATGGAATGTTTACCATCCATTAGAGCTTGGTAAAGTGTCAAGTCTTCGTCAGACACATAGGTATGACGCTCCGTCACATCACTGTCAAAGCTAAAAAGTCCTAAATCAGATGGACAAGCTTCAACCAGCCTCATCAGGGCTGATTGACAAGTCGTGTTAGTCGCAGAAAAGGGCTTAATCTGACGCTTCATCACATCATCAGAAATGTGATAGCACTCAAGCTCTATCATATCGTCTTGAATATTTACCTGCTTAACACGAAAGAGCTGCTTTCCCAAATCAGGAGTTGGACACAAAATCAACTCATCTGCTCTAAGGGTTTCATGGACACCTGAATCCGTAATCGGATAAGTTAAACGGAGCTGAAAAGTGCCATTCAACTCCTCTTCTACCGTTGCACTCACCGTTTCAAATAATGGTTGGCCATTCCACTTCGGTGTCTTTGTTTGACCATCAAGAAGGTAAAGCATCACACCCACCCCCAATTCGTCTCAAAGGTAAGCGATAATATCCCACTGCCTAAAATCACTCCGACAGATTGTGTTGGATGACTGGCATCAATCGTGATAAAGTCCCCAGACCACTTAACAGCTTTCCCTGATAGGGTCTTAAAACTAGGACGGTCTGGATGATTAACCATAAGGAGAGGTTCTGTAAATTTCTCAATGCGGATCACTTGGTCACCTACTGTGAATGAGGTTTCTGACACCGATTGACCGGTGATGGTGATGGTAGGAAAGGCAAGAGCAGAGCCTTGTGTTTTTAACACACCATTGGCACTCAAAACTTGCCTATCCACACTCTTAAAAAAGCGAGTGGGGTGGCAGATAAAGGTCACATCAATCACATACACATCATGGTCATCCTGCTTGATGTCAAAGCTATCCGTACGGTAACACCAAAATCGAGTAAGCTTAAGCCGTTCACTTTCTAACCAAAACCCTTCCTGCATCAGAAAGGCCGAGAACTCATTGACTTCTTTCTCATTCGCACCAATCAGATACAAGCGGTAAGGTTTCTCAATCACATCACGATGCTTATTGGTTTGAACAATCGCCCCACTCAACCCACGATGGTCTAAGAGTTGCGTTTTAGACCGTGGCACTTGAACGCTCGGTCTATCTTCCACAAGCACTTTAAAAGGAAAAGACGAGGTGCCTTTTCCATTCAGTACCAATTCATTATGTTTAATCACACTGTTCCTCCTCTCAGTAAGGCTTGTCGTGCCATTTCATCAGCTAATCGACCAGCCACATAATCGGCTAGTTTTTTCATATCCGCTTCTTCACGAATCACAACATCTGTGATATTGACCGTTATGGTTGTTCCTTTGTTAGGCATGGTGGCTGCGATGCTGCGTCCGATACTTCCAAGAGTTTGGTTATTAAGAGGTAGAACTGCTTCACGTCCTGCTTCTCCTCCAACCATCAAGCTATTCCCTGTCATACCAAATGCCATTGGCTTAGTCAGAATCCCACCCTTGGCGTACCACTGAATGGAAATCTTAGGTAAGCCACCTTTTAACCAATCAAGGGGATTCGCAGAACCTGACACACTAAAGTGCGGAAGAGGAATATGCGGCCACTTAATCTTGAAGTTAAAGAGATTCTTAATGGCATTGATGGCTAAATAGACCGCATTTTTTGCCCCATTGATAGCATTTGTAATGGTCGATTTGACCCCATTCCAGACAGAGGACACTGTGTTTGAAATACCACTTAGGACACCTGAGATAGTAGCCTTCATTCCGTTCCAAACGGAAGATACCGTTGCGCCAATACTCGATAGAATGGAACTAATCGTGGACTTAATGCTATTCCAGACATTGCTAACGACAGATTTGATGCTATTGAGTAAGTTTGTCATGGTGCCTTTAATGCCATTCCAGGAATTGGAAATGAACTGAACAATGGCACTTAGAACAATCGAAATCAGTGACTTGATGGCTTCCCAAACTGTAGAGACGACCTGCTTGATGGTTTCCCAGGCACCTGACCAATCACCCGTGATAATCTGCATGACTGCCTCGATAATACCTAAGACAACATTGATGGCTGTTTCAACGACCACTTTAATGATGTCCCAAGCTGTCGTGATAATCAGTTTGATATTCTCCCAACTGGCTTGAAGGTAAGGTCCAAGAATAGTCATAATGGTCTGAATAACTGTTGAAATGGCTGTCCATACGGTATTTGCGGCATTAAGAATTAGCTGTTGGTTCTCTGTCCACCAAGTAGTCAAGGTTCCCCATATCGACATAACAAAGCTTGATATCTGTTGGATAATGACAGATAAAAAGGCATAGATGGCATTCCAGATTTCTGTCACAGCTGTCCGAAAGCCTTCGTGATGTTGCCAAAGTTGTTGAATCCCAACAACCAGTAAGGCAATAGCGGCAATAACACCAAGAATAATCCCTACAATTGGAGCTGCTGCAGTTACCACCCCCATGATGGTGGTCCCCATAGCCATAGCGGCCGCTTGCAGAGCAATGAAAATTGGTAAGACTAAACCAAGGGCTGCGACCAAACTTCCGACAATGACAATAAACTGCTTCACAGGTTCTGAAAGACCAGAGAACCATGTGGCAACAGCTTGAAGTAAACTCGCTAATATTTCCAAGATAGGAGCTAGGGTTGCGGCAATAGCGTCTCCCATTTCAGCCATCGCTAACTTCGCCGTGTTTTGAGCAGTTGTAAACTTATCAATAGGATCAAGCGTACCCTCATAGGTCTGTGTTACAATCCCAGCTGCCTTATCAGCTGTTCCTGCTAAATCTTCAAAAGATAAAGCCCCACGCTTGATGGCATCAACCATACGTGGAGCTGCTTTACTTCCGAAGATTTCTGAGGCAAGAGAAAGAGCCTCTGTTTCACTGGTTGAGGTTTTGATTTGCTCAATGGTTCCAGCAAGTCCTTCTTGAAGCGTAAGCCCATCGCCCGCATACTTAACAGCTGCCTTTGAGAGTGACGAAAGTGCTGCAGAAGAATCAACCCCTGCTTTTTCAAACTGTCCCATCAAGGTGACGCCCTCATCAAAGGAAAGGCCAAGGGTTTTGATTTGTGGTGCTCCCGCTACTGCCTTGTCCATCAACTCTTGGACACCAACACCTGTCGCTTGGCTGGTATAAGTAACCGTGTCTAAAACACTTGATAAATCAGTCGCTTCAAGTCCATAGGCTTCAATCGCTTGTTTGGCTGAAATGGCAGAGCTCGTCACATCACTCCCATTGATCTCTGAGAACTGAATCAACTGGGTAGAGGCTGATTTAAGGGCATTTCCTGTTAACCCAAATTGCGTATTCAACTCCCCTACGGCACTTCCTGCCGTATTAAAATCCGTTGGCAGTTCAGTGGCTAGGGTTTTGGCGATGTCAGTCATCTCTTCAAGGGCAGAACCAGTCGCTCCAGTTTTTGTGACAATGATATCCATACCCTCATCAACTTCAAGAAATGCGTCAAGCGATTGTTGACCAAAGTCAATCAACTTCTGTGACAACTCTCCCAGTTGGTCGCCAAACTCCATGAGAAGGTCAGCCTTTAAGAGACTATTTGTCTCTTCCAAAGAAGCCTTGGAACTCGCAGAGCTAGAGGCCAACTCCTCCATCTCATTTTGGAGATTGTTGTAAGCGGTCTTTGTCTCATTAAGAGTTTTCTCAAGCTTGTTAGCTTCAATCGAATTCTCCCCATACTCGCTCTTTGTCAAAGAGAGTTGTTGTTCCAGATTATGTATCTGTTTCTCAAGGATCTCTGAATGAGAAGCAACCTTTTGTTGAGCAAGTGCCAACTTATCAGCCTCACTTGCGGTAGTTGCTAATGCTGATTCTTGTAGCTTAAAGGAACTATTGAGTTTTTCGCTTTCTGACACCAACTGTGCCTGCTCATTTTGGAGACGATTGAGCTTGGACTGATTGGTTTCAACCTGCGCTCCGTTTTCTGAGAAAGCTCTGTTAACACTTTCTAGCTTTGATTCATAGCCCTTTAAGACTGTTTGAGTACTCTCCACCTCACGTTGGAAGGCACGGTATTGGTCTGCACCGATGTTACCGGCCTTGAACTGAGCCTCAACTTGGGCTTGAGCTTGACGAAGTGTGGCGAGTTTTTCTTTAGTTGTTTCAACTTGTTTGGCTAAGACTTCCTGCTTCTGGGTCAAAAGAGTGACATTGCCAGTATCAAACTTGAGTGCCTTGTCAATCTGACGCAGTTCTTTGGTGGCTTCAGAAGCCTGTTTGTTCACACCCTTTAAGGCATTTTGTAAGGGCTGGGTATCACCACCGATTTCAATGGTGATCCCCTTAATGTTTCCTGCCATCGTCACTCCTCCTCCCTACTAGAAATTGTCAAAATCTGCTTGGGTAGCTTTACGAACACCACTCTCATCTCGTCTTCTTAGCTCCACATAATCCGTCTGATAATCCAGTGCCATGCCAATTGAGATGTGCTTTAAGTCATCAATGGAAAGGCCAGTCTCCTTACAACAAGAGAGGTAACTCTCTACCGTGAAGATTTCCTCGCTCGCTGTTTCGGAAGTTTCTGCTTTTTTCTGGTTGTCATCCCTTGGTTAAGCATGGACATCAAGACTGGCCCAACTTCCTGAAGGGGAAATTCCTCCATCGACATAAAGAAATCCTCGAATGGTTTGATTCGAGGATTGGCTGACTTGGCAAAGACCCAAAAGAGACGGTGGAAAAAGGTCATGTCGAAATCAGATAAAATAGACAAGTCAATCTGACTAGCCTTTAACTCTTCCCCCTCTTCCAATTGCTCAAGTTGAGTCATGATGGATTCCGCACTTAACATGTTAAAGAGATCCTGGAAATAATCCTTTCCAAATTGTTCCTTATAAGCAATCGGTGTATAGGCATTCGTAGCCAAAGGATAGGTTTTCCCAGCAATGGTGATGTTTTGTCGCATGTTCTCCTCCTTTAAGCAGCTGGTTCAAAGACAGACTTAAACCAGTTCTCACGAATCTCATCACTGGTTTCTTCAGTCGTTCTGCGGCGAACAATCTTATCAAGTGGGCGTGGACTTGCCGTAAAGGTCAACTCTACCTCATTGATATCAGACCCAGACTTGGTTTTAGAGCCTACAGTTGGGCGTGAAGCGTAACAGTAATAAAGCACATGAAGCGTCTCTTTCTTGTCCCCTTCAAATCGGAACATGAGAGCGAAGTTCTTTTTCTTGCTACTGGCAATTTCTGAAATGGTATTGGTGGTCGCATCAAGCTGCTCGCCCAAAACACGAGTCAGAAACTCTTGCGACAAGAGAGCAACTTTCAGTGTTCCCTCATAGCCGTCATTAGATTCAGTCGTGTAAAAGTTGATGTTGTCTGCCTTGTAAGACCCCTTGTCCCCAGTAGGTTCAAGCGTTAGTTCTGCGGCACCACGAAGGCGCTCGACAGTGCCATAGGTTAAAGCCCCGTCAGCTCCTTCACTAGTGACTTCTGCCCAGTGGACATCTTGTAGGCCAAAGGTGACCTTGTTTTTTTCTGCCATGGTTATCCTCCTAATAGTGTGATGGAATAAATGCTTTGGTAGAGTTTCTCACTAGTGATGTAAGTCTCTACCTTGTCAAAATAAAGACGGTGGGCATCAAGAAGGGATTCCACCGTTTGTTCTGTTGCTAAATCTTTCTTAATCGTGTAAAGCTCAATCTGTACGTTGATATTTTTGTGATAAGCCCAGTTGTCTGCCCCAAGATTATCTGAATCCGTAACCAGATAGACCATAAAGGGTGGACTTGGGCTGTGTCCTTCCTCAAAATGATGATAGGCTACTGGGAGTTTGGTCTCTTTTAAGACTTGAAAAAGTTCCTCAAATCGCATAAGCCACCTCACAGTTTCTGTCTCAATTTGTCTTCAAACGACTGAATCGCCTTTTTCTCGACAGGAGCGATGTGCCTTCTTCCTTCAACCCTACCACCATTTTGTTTGGCATGCCCATCTTCAAGCAGATGCGTCAGCCCTGGTGTTCGATTATGAATGGTTTTAGTCAGAGCGGTATTGGTGTCAGTCGTTGCCTTACTCGTCCACCCTTTAGCATATTTCCCACGACGTTTGGGTGAGGTGACCCTCAAGGTTTCAACGGCATCGTCTGTCACTTCCTCAACCACCTCACGCATGACATCTGTGGTCTCTTTGGCATAAGTCGTCAGCTCCTTTTCGATGACAGAAGCTAAATCATCTAGTCCAATCTTAGTCATAAAGCTCCTCCTTAGTCGCAACGATATAAATCAAGCTCCGTGGCACCGTATCACCATCAATAGACTCTATGGCATAAAATTGCTCACGAAATAAAATCCGAGCCGTTAAAGAATTAAGGGCAAGAACCTTCTTGTCATAACGCAGGGTAAACTGCACCTTGTTATGAATCAGTTTTGTCGCACTCCCATCACTTTCAGTTAAAGCCAGAAGGCGACAAGAGCACCAACGCATAAAGAGGTCATCCCAAATGGTTGACTCATTTCCGATGTCATCCTGTCTGATTCGCTTTTCTTGAAAGACTAGCTGTTCTCTTAGAGGGGCAATCTTCATCAGAACACATCCTTTCTGTCAGCTAAAAGCAAATGATAGAGAGTTTCCTTTAACTCCTTGTGATTGGCTTCTTCACGGTGTTCATAAAGATAGGCAACCCCGTAGAGGATTGCTGTCTTTAGAACTTCAGAAGTTGAGGTCTCACGAAGAATATCTTCACAAAGCTGGCGACTAGTTGCCATCAACTGCTCGATAAGATAGTCCTCCTCACCGTTTTCCACTTTCAGATAAAGCTTGACTTCTTCTAACGTCATCATGCCGTTTTACCTTTGAGAGTCAAAACCTTAACAGCTTCTGGTAAAACGAGTTTCCCATCCACACGCTGGCTGGCAAGAAAACCAATCTGACCATTGTTGGCGTAAAGCTCATTGAGACGCTTGAAGGTACGACCTTGACGGTCCGCAATCCAGTAGTAAGAGAAATCACCAAAGGCAATAGCTTTGTTTCCTGCTTCTGGAAGTGGCGCAAAGGTTGACGTGTAGTAAGGACGGTTGAGAATCAAATCAGGTTGACCAGCCTGTGTGGACGGTTGCCAGATGTAATTGCCGTTATTGTCCTTGAGCTTACGGATTGCTTTAACCGTAGTATCGTGGAGAATCCAGACTGCATTCTTACGGTAAGGAGCTGGCAGAGAGTGATAAAGCTCAATCATGTCATCAAAGGTGATGTCTTTGGTTGCTGTAGTTGGCCCCTCTACTCCTGCTTGCGTGAAGATACCTGTTGGCTTTTTAGAACCATCACCCACCAAGAAAGATTTTTCTTCTTCTGTGCCAATACGACGAGCAAACTCAGAAGTCATGTAAGATTCAAGGTCAAAGACAGAGTCATTGAGCAATTCTTCAGAGATACGGATTGCTGTCCCAATCTTATGTGAATCAAGAGTCACTTGACCAAAAGTCTCATCTGTCTCTGGATAGAGCCCATTCTCGTCCATCCAAGAGGCAGAACCGTGACCGGTGACAACTGGAATCTTACGCTCACCACTCGATGTTTTAATAACAGTCGCAAGACTTCTAAAAAAATTTTCTTCTTGAAGACCTTGCACCAGTTTCTTCTCGTATTCATCTGGAACAAGATGACCACCCTCTGTATCTTCACCAACACGAAGAACATCTTTCACATCAAAAAAGTGACGTTTACGGACATTGGTCCAGAAGGTTTGAGAATAAACATCCGAAGCAATACCTTTCTTCTCATCTCCTTTTTCCTTACTAACATCTACTGTAGGTTGCGAGGTCAATGCTTGTGAAGTCGGTTGCGACAATTCTGTATCCAACTTTTCTTGACGTTCCAAACGTTCGATTTGCTTTGTCAGATTAGTAACTTTAGTTTCCATCTCATCATAGCGCTTAGCATCTTCTTCAGACACCATACCATCAGATGTTTCACAGGCATTTAAAAAGGCTTTAGCATCCTGCCAAGCCTTGTTGCGCTGTTCTTTTAATTCAAGTAATTTAGACATACAATACACTCCTTTTATTTTATTAACTGTAATCTTTTTTCCAATTGGTTAAGCGGAATACTTAACTTGGGTTTTGGTGGCTCAAGTTTAGCTTGCATAGTCACAACAAGGTCTTTCTCAGTAGTCACTCGACTAAAGGTATAGCTGTCATGAACGTTAGTTTCACTAGATTTTCCCTCATCAAAGAGAATTGTATCCGCAAAACCTAGCTCAACAGCCTTTTTAGCATTGAACCAAGTTTCACTATCCATCAGATGTGAAATCTTCGTTCTTGATAGACCAGTACGTAACTCATAGGCATTGATAATCGACTCTTTGATTTCCCCAAGCATCTCAATGACTCTTGCCATATCCCTAGCTTCACCTTGTGCTACTGTCCAAGGATTATGAATCATCAGCATAGCTACAGGGCTCATGGTAACAGTTGTCCCTGCCATGGCAATCACGCTGGCAGCACTTGCGGCTAGGCCATCAATAATCACATTGACATTTCCCTTATAATCCATCAGCATGTTATAGATTTGGGCAGCCGCAAACACATCACCCCCTGGACTATTTATCCAGAGGGTGATGTCGCCTTTACCTGCCAACAAATCATTCTTAAAGAGCTGTGGGGTAACTTCATCCCCAAACCAAGTTTCGTCCGCAATCTGTCCTTCAATCCGAAGAGTGCGGACATCTCCCTCTTCGGTAAAATTCCAAAATTGTCGCATCTTCTTCCTCCTCTGGTGTGTCTTCAGCTGGTTCCATTTCTGTCGGTTGCTTCATGAAACCACCAGCATCTTTTAATTTGGTCATGTTTCCGTTAATCAAGTAGAGGTTCCCGCCTTCTTCATCAGGGAGCAAATTCAAGTCTTCCAACTCACGGATATCATTAGTTGATAGCCAACCATTTTGTCTTGCAATAGCGTAGCCATTCATACGGCTTTGGTAATCGCCACGAAGTAAACCATCTACGTTGAACTTGATGAGGTACTGTCTCTTTTCTTCGGGTAAAAAAAGAGACCTCTTGAAGGCCTGTTCTAAACGAACTACCCAAGGGTCTAAGGTATATTTCACAAATTCAAGTGACTGTTGTTCGATATTTGAAAAAGACGATTTCTCCAAATCCCCAACCATGTGGGGTGGGATGCGGTAAAGCCTTGCTATTTCGTTAATCTGAAACTTCCGTGTCTGCAGAAACTGAGCTTCCTCTGGTGGAATTCCGACTTGGGTATACTTCATTCCTTCTTCAAGAACAGCCACCTTATGGGCGTTGGTTGCCCCATTATAGACCGCATTCCATGAATCACGGACTCGTTTAGGATCCTTCAAAATCCCTGGGTGTTCTAAGACACCACCTGGGTTAGCCCCATTTTTAAAGAAGGCAGCTCCGTAGTTCTCGATCGCAAGGGTCATCCCAATCGCATTTTTTGCCATGGCAATCGGTGAGTAACCAATCAGGCCATCAAAGCCAAGTCCAGGCACATAAAGAATATCCTCCTGCTTCAATAGGACAGTTTCTTTATCTTTGAAATTGGGATTCTCTTCAGTCTGCCTCTGATATTTGTAGGAGAGTTTTCCTGAATCATCACGATGGACAGACATCTTATCAGGTAAGAGCGGATAGAGACTAATCACTCGCCCAGCTTTATCCCTGATAATCTGAATATAAGCATTTCCCCATATCAGCAAGTGACTCATGATCGTCTCTCGAAAAATAAAAGAAGACATCTCTGGATTGGGTTCATCATGCAGGAGAAAGAATAAAGGATGATCGATCTTTTTTTCTTTCCCATTGTTTGTCCGTTCATAGACATGAATAGGTAAAGAAGCGACTGCTTCAGCTAGAATACGCACACAAGCATAGACTGCCGTCGTCTGCATGGCCTTAAACTCATCCACATTCTCGCCACTGGTTGTCCGACCAAAAAGGTAGGAGAAATCCTGACCTTCATAGCTGTTTTGGGGCTCATCTCTAGCCCTTTTTCTTCCAAGTAAATCAAGTAATCCCATAAGCCCTCCTTATTTTTGGGTACGAAAAAAGCACCTCATTTTGAAGTGCTTTCAATATATTCTTACAAAACAGAGTATTCTCATTCAGCTAATTCTTTAAAGGCATCGAGATGGCGTGATAATACTGAATTCGCAACCTCATCCAAAGTTGCTTGTTCAACAACTGTTGTCTCCTGCTCATCACTACTTAAACTTTGGTAATCCGCTGATAGTTTGCTATCAGATGGACTTAATACCAAAGTTCCATCATTTGATTGATAAAGATTAAACTTCTGACCTTCTTGAATGCCAAATTGGTCAGGAATCGGGAGATATATGTCATCACCTATTTGTATCGTCTTTACGAGTTCCATAAATCAATCTCCCTTACTTTACCAATTATCCATATGACGTGCCCCATAGACTACAGCAACTATAATCACTTCATCTTCCAAAACATGATATATAATACGATACTTTTTGACAATCAGTTGTCTGAAGGTATAACCTTTTCCGATTAAATCCTCAATAATGGAACAACGCTCAGGAAAAATGGATAGTGATAACATTGCCTTAGATAACTTCTCAAGGAGATTATCCGCTGCCTGTGGTGCACAGAGTTCGTCACGAACATAATGATAGATGCTCAGCAAATCTGATTTAGCATCATCTGAAATAGTAACCTGATACTCTTTCATTAAGCATTTTCCTTAAATTGCGATAGAAACTCTCTGACATCCTGACGTTTACCAGATTTAGCATCTTCAAAGCTAGTGATCAGCTTATCGTAAAACTCATCCTGACTCATGTAATCGACATTAACTCGTTGAGGTGCTTCAGGCAGAGAAACATCAAATGGGATACCGCCTGTTAGGATAACCTGATTCAAAAACATATCAATTGCAGTTGACATAGGAATACCCAAGCGTTTCAATATGTCATCTGCTGCACTTTTTACCGAATCATCAACTCGTAAATTTAAAGTTCCTGTTTTAGCCATAGCAATTCTCCTTATTTGTAACGACATTGTATCACGTTTTTGAGATTACTTCAACTAAAAACTCAATATCCCTCGTTCATCATAAACACTAGCTTCATCACCTTGGTGGCGAATGCAACGGTCAAGTCCCATGATAAGAGCCACAATACCGTCAATCTTCTCGACTGATTTTTCCTTGTCTGGCTTGATGTTTCCAGCAGGGTCTTGTCTCATGACCACATTCTGTCCCATCCATTTGAGAACTGGATGACCTCCGTGTTGGATTTTCCCTTCCATCATGAGCTTGTAAAGTTCCTTGGATGGTGGACTCATATCCTTATAGCCCTGCCCAAAAGGTACCATGGTTAATCCCATGCCCTCAAGGTTCTGCACCATCTGTGTCGCATTCCAGCGGTCATAGGCAATCTCCTTGATGTGGTAGGTTTCAGAGAGGTGTTCAATAAAGGCTTCGATGAAACCATAGTGAACAACGTTTCCTTCGGTTGTCTTGATATAGCCCTGCCTTTCCCAAACGTCATAAAGGACATGGTCACGACGACAACGGAGTTCCAAGGTATCTTCAGGTAACCAAAAGAAAGGCAAGATGATATAGTTCTCCTCGCTATGTCGTGGTGGAAAGACCAAGACAAATGCTGTGATATCTGAGGTGCTTGATAAGTCAAGACCTGCGTAACAGTCGCGACTTTTGAGTGCTTCATAGTCAATTGAGGCATTACCTTTAGCATAGACATGTTCAGGTATCCAAGCCACGCTGGAACTCGTCCACATGTTGAGACGGAGCTGCTTAAAGATATTCTCCTCTGCTGGGTTATCAAGAGCCTGTTGGTAGGCTTCACGAACTCGGTCAATCCCAATGGTGTGACCAAGCGAGGGATTGGCTTTCAGCCAGTTGGCTTCGTCATTCCAATCATCTTCATCAGAAAGACCGTAGACTACTGGATAAAAGGACGTGTCCTTCTTTCTACCTTTAAGGATATCAAGAGCCTTGGTGTGGAGTTCATAACAGATGGAGTTTTTATCAGTTCCAGCTGTTGTGATGATGAAAAAGAGAGGTTGTTCCCTGGCATCACCAGAACCTTTGGTCAAGACATCATAGAGATGACGATTGGGTTGGGCATGGATTTCGTCAAAGACAAGTCCAGACACATTGAGTCCGTGCTTTGTTCCTGTCTCAGCTGATAGAACTTGGTAAAAACCAGCATTGGAATAATTCACAATCCGCTTAGTCGCCCCCATAATCTTGGAGCGTTTCTCCAATGGACGACTCATAAGAACCATTTGTTTAGCCACATCAAAAACAATGGAGGCTTGGTTACGGTCACAAGCCGCCCCATACACTTCTGCACTTGCTTCACAATCTGCATAAAGAAGATAAAGAGCAATTGCGGCTGCCAGTTCAGACTTGCCATTTTTCTTTGGTATCTCGATATAGGCTGTCAGAAACTGACGGTTACCATCTTCCTTCACTATCCCAAAGAGGTCACGAACAATCTGCTCTTGCCACGGCAACAAATCAAACTTCTTGCCTGCCCACTTGCCCTTGGTGTGGGCAAGGTTATTGATAAAAGTCACTGCCCTATCTGCCTTTGACTTGTCGTAATGAGAAGTCGGAAGCATAAAAGGACTTGGTTCATAATGATAGGTCATAGAATACCTCCCAACAAATCCTCCATCTCATCACCAGTACCAACCTCTGCGTCCATGGTCGCTAAACGATTACGAGCTGAAGGTGTTAAACCAAACTGCTCACAGAACTTTAACATAATTTTTAGGTTCGTTTGACTAATGGATACTTGTGGAACTTGTTGGAGGTAACCATTGGGAGTTTTGATAATCGAACCATGCTTGGATAAAAATTCTTCTGCTTCCTTCCAACGAGCATAGGCTTGGCAATACCCGGCAAAGGCCGTCATGTCCATCTCCGTTAATAGACCCATCTGTTCTAGAATTTTACCCATCCGTTTCCATTCCTTCTTGGCATCGTCTTCGAGCCACTGTGGGCAACGTGGGGCTTTCTGTTTGGGTTTAACCTCATTTGATGGTAGAGGCCGCTTTCCAGGATTTCCTTCAAGTATTTTCAAATTGGTAGGCTTTGGTTTTCGCCCTCTAACTGCCACGGTCTCACCTCCTTTTTTCACAAGAAAAAGGCTTCTAGAGAAACCCTTTAAATTTTTTCAACACTATCAATACCGTACAATACATTCAAACTCTGTCCATTATCCCAAGAGACAATGAGAGAACCAATATCATCCACATCAAGTACTATTCCAAACGTTCCCACTGGAACCGGGCAAGAATCGTTCATATGGATTAATCGCACCCTTGTTCCCATAGGATAAATTCTTTTTAAACGTTCTACATTAACCATCAGAAAATCACCTTTCTAAAATCAGTTGATACATCTGTCCATAACCCTTCCGTATCGTCATAGATATATCGAACTTCCAATTCTGTAAATCCACCTCGTTCAATGCCACCTGTAATATCATCCAACAAGTCGTTAATTTGGTCTAGATTTCCTTGTTCAATAACGTCTAATTCAAACTGTCGTTTCTTAGTGTAATGATGTTTCATGGCATTTAAATGGATAAAGCAAGCATCAATAATCTCGTTCAGTTCATTCTTTGTCATTGTCTTGACTCCTTTATCTTTTGGTAGTCGTATATTACCGTAACAAGTAATACTTATCCAGTGTTTATTCACTATTTTTTGAAGAAAGTATTGCTTTTCCAATGGCATAAACTACCGTTACGGTGACTCCATTTCCAGCCTGTTTATACAATTGGGCATCTGAATTAACTGCTTGTGCTTTCTCGAAAAGATCATCTGAAAAGCCTTGAAGTCTGAAACACTCTTTTGGAGTTAACCGTCTGATTTTAACCACTCGGTCATTCCAAACAACTGCACCCATTTGTCCACCACAAGAGAGGTTATGAGCAATTCCTTTCCCAACTCGTGCTCGTCTGGTTTTCGAACTTGGATAAGATAAATCCACCGAATCTCCTATATTTGCTACTTGATACCCCTGCTTAGTGCTATTTCTAACCTTGATGCCTTCAAGGATACCATGACGGTCTTGAGAAGTCAGAGTAAACATTGGCTCATCCTGTTCCTTGAGTCGTCGTCCATTTTGACGTTTGATGACTCTATCTGGTGTCAAAATTGATTGAACCTCAAGGACACCTGAGTTCATTGCAGTCCGTTTTGTAGCTCCTGATGTATAGCGTGCCGTGATGCACCTTGCTTCATCAGTTAACCTAGGCTCTGTTAGTGACTGGTCAATCAGATAAAGACCTGTCTTAGCTCCTAGTCCCCCACCCTCACCAACAAGGGTTGTGGCAATGCCACTAGGGTCGTAGACACGGTAGCTTTGCATACCACCTACAAGTTGCTTAAGATAGCTACCGCCTTCTCCGCTGAGAGGTAATACTTGTCGTCGACCTCGACTTCTAAGATGTCCGAGAGTGTAGATGCGTTCTCGGTTTTGGGGAACACCGTAGTCTTTTGAGTTGAACACTTGCCATTCAAGGTCGTACCCTGCTTCATCCAAGATAGAGAGATAATCGAGATAATCTCGTCCCCCGCCACTTGATAGAAGTCCCTTAACATTTTCAAGGAGAACCCATTCGGGTTTATCTTCTTCTTTTTGGCTTTTGATGAGCTCAACAAATATAAAAAAGAGTCCACTTCGCTCACCGTATAGGCCGGCTCGCTTTCCTGCGATAGACACATTTTGACAAGGGCTTCCCGCAGTCCATAAATCTGCTTTTGGAAGTCGTGTTGGATCAATGCTTGTGATCTCGTCATGAAACCATTCTCCTTTCGTATCGTACATTACTTCATAGGATTTCCGTGCAAACTTGTCCTTCTCACAATACCCAAGACAGGTCATCCCTGCCAATTCTAATCCACGACAAAAGCCACCCACTCCCGCAAAGAAATCAAGAAAGGTTAAAGTCATAGGTCTTCCTCCATCTGTGCTAAGACTTGATTGTATGTTAAGGTCTCACCGTTTCGGAGTACCGATACATCACTATTATCAGTTGATTCTATGTAGCGTTTGACAATAACATCTACAAACTTTTCATCTAGTTCAATGCCGTAACAAATTCGACCAGTTTGGTCAGCTGCCATGAGGGTTGACCCTGAACCAAGAAATGGATCAAGGACAAGCGTTCCTCGCATAGATGAATTTTGGATTGGATAAGCCATAAGCTGAATGGGCTTCATGGTTGGGTGGTCTTTGCTAGACTTGGGACGGTCATATTCCCAGATAGTTGTCTGTTTACGGTCACTGAACCACTGGTGTTTTCCCTTTTGTTTCCAACCAAAGAGACAGGGTTCGTGTTGCCATTGGTAGGGACTGCGTCCGAGAACCAGTGAGTTCTTCTTCCAAATGCAACACCCACTCAAATAGAAACCAGAGTCCTTAAAAGCCTTACGGAAATTCAGACCTTCAGTGTCCGCATGGAAAACATAGATTGAAGCATCAGCTTCCATATGGTTTTCCACTTGCGTGAACATGTCATAGAGGAACTGGTAGAAATCCCCATCCGACATATTGTCGTTTTGAATTTTCCCAGCTGTTTTTTCAACATCACAATTATATGGGGGATCCGTCACAACAAGATTGGCTTTCTTATCCCCTAGTAGCTGGTCGTAAGTTTCTGCCTTGGTGGAGTCCCCACAAATCACTCGGTGCTTACCAAGCTGCCAGATGTCCCCACGTCTTGCGACTATTGGTTTCTTCAGCTCCTCTTCCACATCAAAATCATCTTCAGACAAGTCCTTGTCGTGGACGTTGGAGAGAATATCATCAATCTCTGGGGGTTCAAACCCCGTCAGGTCAAGGTTGAAATCAGACTCTTGCAAATCCAAAAGCAAATCTGCTAAGAGCTGGTCATCCCATTGTCCAGTGATTTTATTTAGAGCAATGTTCAGTGCCTTTTCATCTTCCTTAGAAAGAGAAACAATAACGCACTTGGCTGTTTCATACTTGAGGTCTTTAAGAACCGTCAAGCGTTGATGACCTCCAATAACCGTCAAATCTTCATTGACAATAATGGGGTCAACGTAGCCAAACTTGAGTAGGCTTTGCTTAATCTTTTCATATTCTTTATCGCCCTTCTTGAGTTTCTTTCGAGGGTTATAAGAAGCTGGTTTTAAGTTACTCAAAGGTAGTTCCTTAATTTCCATGTTGGGTTGAGTTGTCATGTACTACTCCTTTTCTAAATCGGTGTTCAACATAACAAGGATGTCCACAGAACTTCCTCGTTGGGCTAGCATAAGATAAAAAAGACCTACCACAGTTCTGGCAAGTCAATTCAGTATATGCTGTTTTGGTTTTATCATGTTCCTCTTTATGAGTGTCCCAATAAACTTTGCGACACTTATCAGAGCAAAACTTTTTCGGTCGACCTTGATTAACATGCTGAAGCTTTTGCATGCAATTTTTACAGTACAATCGCTCTCCTTCATCAATTTGAGATTTAACTAATTCTCCAGGACCTTTTAGCTCTGGAAATCTTCGACAGTACTGTTTAACAGAACCTAGTGATAGATTAAGCAGTCGAGCAATAGCTCCGTACCCCAGGCCATCACTTCGTAATTTCCAAATTTCTCGACGTTGATTATCGTTCATTTGTTTACCTCCAAGGTCAAAAAATGTAAGATTTGATATTTTTTCTCTAGTTTTTTCTCCAAAAAATAGCTTAAATTTTAAACCATTAAACGATACATACCCTATCAAAATAACTATTCTAATTATGGGTGAAGGTTGTTTTCATATCGCTTTTGTATCCCCCTTACGAATTTTGCGAAAATGCACGTTTGAGGGGGCGTCGGTCTTAGAGCCGCAAGGGTTTAGAGATTTGTACCCCCTACCCCCAAGGGTAGAAAAAGGGATACTTTTGTAACGAAACTCTAAATTTAGAACCGATAAGTATATTCCACATATCGGTCAGTCGTCTTAGTCTTTCGGTCATGACAAGATTTACAGAGAGCTTGCCAGTTGGATTGGTTCCAAAAGAGGTCTTGGTCTCCTCGGTGGGGAGTGATGTGGTCAACCACCGTTGCCTTGGTTAGTCGTCCTTTCCTTTGACAGTAAACACAGAGAGGATGGAACTTTAAGTAACGAAGCCGTGCCTTGTTCCAGCGAGCGTTGTAACCTTTGGCTTTGGTTGACTTAACGTCAAGTGCGTGGTTAGCTTTGTGGTCATCGCAGTACTTGTTTCCATAGGTCACAAGGTTGGGACAACCATGCTGCTTGCAAGGGGTGCTTGGTCTGCGTGGCATCTTACTGCTCCCAAGGAAGGTAAGGCTTGGTGAAATGCCCAAGGCAAGTGGTCTTGGTGTAGTCCACGTCCAAGAGGTTCAGCTCCTTGATAATCCCTTGTGGGGTTAGGTCGTAGCGTTCACGAACCACTCCTACTAGTTGTTCAAGAGGATAATCACTTGTCCCAAAGGTGTTCACATAAACACCTACAGGCTCCGCAACCCCAATGGCATAAGCTAACTGGACTTCACAGCGTTTGGCATAACCTTCACGGACAAAGTCCTTGGCAATCTTTCGTGTCATGTAGGCGGCTGAACGGTCAACCTTAGAGGGATCCTTACCAGAAAAAGCTCCACCACCGTGGTGGGCAAAACCACCATAGGTATCTGCCACAATCTTACGACCAGTCACACCAGCATCTGCGTAAGAGCCACCAAGAACAAAGCGTCCTGTTGGGTTAACCAAAACCCTAAAGTCAAGGTTCTGACGGTAGCGTTGAGCAACCAACATCATGGTTTGAGTAACAATACGTTTCACGGATGCAAGGTCAACCTCCTCATCGTGTTGGATAGAGACAAGGAAGGTCTCGATACGTTTGTGTTCGTAATCGTAAGTGACTTGAGCCTTGGCGTCTTTACCCAAGGCAGGATGACCAAGGTTGGTCAGCTTTTCAAGAACACGAGTCGCAAGCACATAAGGGAGTGGCAAGAACTCTGGTGTTTCATCGGTTGCATAACCAAACATAATGCCTTGGTCACCTGCACCACCCTTGTCCACACCTTGAGCAATGTCTGGACTTTGAACACCAAGAAGGTTCGTCACCATGACATCTGTCATGCCGTAAGGTTCAAGGACCTTTTTGAGAATGCCCTCAAGGTTGAAGTAGTGCTTTGTTGAGACTTCTCCTGCCACAACCACTTGGTTATCTTTGATTAAGGTTTCAATCGCCACACGGCCGTTCTTATCGTGCTTGAGACATTCCGTCACAATAGCATCTGAGATTTGGTCACAGAGCTTGTCTGGGTGTCCACTTGAAACTTGTTCACTGGTAAAAATCATCTTTTCCTCCACGCAAAAAGCCCAACCCTTGGAGGACTAGGCTTTGGTTTATTTTACTGATTGTTGGCCTGCTTCGTAGGCTCTCTCGAGTGCCCTTTTAATTCCCCAAACTGAAACATCGTAGAAATCAAGGTTATCGCTCCATCGTTTTTCCAAAGTTTCAACTAGTAGTTCTTCTTTAGCAATTTCTGTTAAAAGGGCATTGAGTTTTTCTTGTTGGCGTTTTGTCATGGCATTGTTCTCCTCTTCTTTTGTTGTGTACATATTAACTCTAAAGAGAACTATTATCCAGTCATTTCTGGTTATTTTTTATCTTTTTTAACACTTACAATTCTACCACAAATTTTGACAAAGTGAGGTCAATGTTAGGTCACACATAGTGCAGGGAGAGGTTACTGTTAGGTCAGGAGGAGGTTACTTTTCCAAAGAAAATCCCATTTTCAGATAAACTTCCCTAACATGGTCTAAGACCTTACGTCGCCAATTTCTAACAGTACTTCGGCTAATATGAAACTCTCTCATCAAGCTATCCCAATTACTATCTGTTTTAAGCATGGATTGAGCAAAATCATACAAATCTCCCTTTAGAAATTTTATAGTCATCTCAAAATTATCAAGGTCATTAGCCAATCGGATATACCGCTGCGATAAATCTGCCAATTGTTCCTCATTTTCCTGAATCATCTTCTCACGAAAATTCAGTGCAATCATCTCTGAGCGCTGATTGGTAGGTGTGCTATTAACTCTAGGTTCATCAGATTTCTCAAAAACTAGCGAAGCAATAACCTCATTTTCTGTCACTGGTTTGAAATGATCCAAACGATACTTTAACATCTCCAAGTCACTTTTAAGTTCATTATAATGCGTTAGGATATATTCCGCTTTATCCATCCGTTCCTCCTACTTGTGCTTTGACAGCTTCAATCAGCCGTGATTGTTGGGCATCCTTGTTTTCCAGTGCTTTGAGGATTTCCTCGTCAATAGTGCCTTCCGTTACAATGTGTTGGATTACCACAGTCTCAGCTTGTTGCCCTTGTCGCCATAGTCGGGCGTTAGTTTGTTGGTAGAGCTCCAAAGACCAAGTGAGACCGAACCAAACCAAATGATGGCCACTCTTTTGTAAGTTAAGTCCATGCCCAGCACTTGCTGGATGAAGGAGACCAACTGTAATATTTCCCTTATTCCACTCACGTATGTCCTGCTCAGTTTTAAGTACCGTTCCCTTAACCTTGAGCTTTGCCAAACGTCCCTCAATACGCTGAAGGTCATGCTTGAACCAATAAGCCACTAGAACTGGCTCACCGTTTGCTGCTTCGATAATATCTTCCAGAACATCGAGCTTCTGGTCATGTAGGCTCACCACTTGATAGTCATCTGAGTAGACGGCACCATTGGCCATCTGCACCAGCTTGTTTGACAGACTAGCCGCATTGGCAGCTGTTACCTCACCATCTTCAAGGTCAGATAACACGTAATCTTTCTTGAACTGCTTGTAATCAGATTTTTCTTTGTCAGTAAGATAAACCAGCTTCTTGGTCGATATCAATTCAGGCATAGCCAGATAATCCATGGCTTTCATGGAAATAGTGATGTCGTCAATCTTGTCATAGATTTGGCACTCCGCATAGTCCATAGGGATATACTCATAGACGATATTGCCATTCCTGCGACCTTCCTCAAAGTATCTGCTACGATATTCTCCAATGAACCGACCTAAACGTTCTCCTCCATCAATGACCTTAAACTCCGCAAACAAATCCATAAGCCCATTTGAACTCGGTGTGCCAGTCAATCCCACGACACGCTTCATGTAGGGGCGCATGGCCATAAAGGCCTTGAAGCGTTTGGACTGCCATGACTTGAAAGACGAGAGCTCATCAATAACTACCATGTCCCACTTGAAGTAGGGACTACATTGTTCCACCAACCAAGGGAGAATTTCACGGTTGACGATGTAGATATCCGCATCTTGCTCAAGGGCAGCTCTTCTCTGTTTTGGTGTTCCAACAATCTTAGCATAACGGAGGTGTCTCAGCTCCTCCCACTGATCTATTTCATCACTCCATACGGTGTTTGCGACACGAAGAGGTGCGATAACCAGTACCTTTGAGACTTCGTAGCGATCAAACATCAGCTCGTTGATAGCTGATAAGGTCGTAGCAGTTTTTCCCATCCCCATGTCTAAGATGACCGCCGCATAAGGGGTTCTTATGATGAAGTCCTTGGTGACTTCTTGATAGTCATGTAAACTCAATTTCATCTAGCACTTCTCCAATCTTCTCAATACTGTCCAGCACATGAACTTTGAAGCCTAATCGCTCAAATAGTCTGTGCCTTGTCACTTGTAGTAAACGTGGCTTTCCACCAGGAGCTTTCACCTCCACCATGCCAAACTTACCCTTAGGTAAAAACACCAACCTATCTGGTACACCGCCAAAAGAAGGTGACACCCACTTAGGACAAATTCCACCACGCTTTTTCACTTCACTTACTAACTTCTGTTCAACAACTTTTTCTCGCATAACAAATCCTTTCGTCAAATTGACGTGTGGAGGTATAGTACAGTCATTTCTAAAACTCTCCTTATAGGCTTTTTTATAGTAAGTTTTACTTATAGGATAGTTTTAGAAAAGACCATAATAGACCTACACAAAATCAAATCATGTTAGTCGTGCTAGTCCTTTTGACTAATCTGTTCTAGTGAGTAGAACTCATAAATTCTTGTCATCAGGTCAATGACTAGCACACCTAAAATCCCTCCCCATCTCCGTTGTGGAGGTAGGACATGGAAAATGATGGTCACTAGTCTAAGAAATCATAGTCATCATCAACCAATTTCAAACCTAGAATAAGGTTTCCTTTATTGGTACGCTTGCGTTTAAATCCTGCTTGATCCAGGGCAGAGTAAAAATCTGTCGTGCTGCGCGTGTACTCCATATTTTTGGCACAATAGGTACGGTACTGGCTGTAGAGTTCTCCTGATTTTTCTGTCAACTGGTCACCAACTTCGCAACAGTCACTAAGGAAATGTCCTAGCCAGTCATTGGCTTCTCGGTAGGCCTTAACGGAATTCGAGACGGCAGCTGGAATCCTTGTCTTGAAGTTTGCCTTGATGGCTTTTTCTGCCCCTTCAATAATCCAAGACATAATAGCTGGTGATGCATGGTCGTACAAATGATCCGCAAAGTTTTTGATATCAGAGCGACCAGTGATTTTGGCGTTAAAAGGAATAACCACCAAACGTCGCCAAGTCCCATCATCGTTCGCTCCCACTTTAGGCAGATGATTGGTGTAAAGAACTAGCGTATGTGATGGCACAAAGTGGAAAGGATCCTTGTACTTCTTCTCCGCTTGGATTTCATCCGTAGAGGTAATCTGCTTCACAACGGCCGTATTAAGTCGCATCCCTTCTGCCATCTCAGAAGCAATCACTAGACGCTTCCCTTTAAGCTCAGCAAGCTCAGGACTCACGTTTCGCTTGTTAGACATGGTTAAGGCATCAGCCGATAATTTCCCAGAGTAGCTTCCTAGCACACGAGCGATGGTATTCCAAAAGGTAGACTTGCCGTTTGCGCCACCACCATAGGCAATAATCATATGTTCCTGATAAACCTTACCGATTGCGGCCATTCCAATGATTTCTTGAACATAGTCAATCAATTCTTGGTCGTTACAGAAAAAGGTAGCCAAGGTTTCCTGCCACAAATCGTGACCTTTGTCACTAGGAGAGACTGCTGTCATTTTAGTAATGTAGTCATCTGGATTGTGAGCTTGTTGCCCTTTTGTTCCTTTTCGCAAATCATAGGTAGCTTTAGGAGTGTTGAGCAACATGTCATCACTATCCAACTCTGATAATTCAACCGTAAGCATAGGCTTGGCTGTATTGTAAACAGCCATTAAATTCTTATAGTCACGGTGTTTCATGACAAATTTGTGGAACTCTTTAGCCACAAGATAGGCTTTGAGATATTTCAACTGTAGAGGTGTCTCAACAGCATTTTCTAGACGTTTCCCTCCTGCCTTGATGGTCATTTCATCAATACCTGAAGATTGAAGTTGTTTCTCTGTTGATTCTAAAAAGGTATTTGCTTCCGCAAGTTGAGCATCGGTAAAGTGTACAACCGTACCTAATGCTAGCTGCTTATTCTCACGCCAGTGTGTTCCATCGTAGAAAAGATAGTCTGTCGCATTGGTGTAGGCTAGTTTATTGGCATACTCTCTAGCAAGAACCCCAGCTTCACCAACATCTGAATAGTCATCAGGTTTTAGTGATTCCCTTTGAAACTCTTCTGGTGACTTATAATCTTTGGAGTTTTTGATGGTTTTGTTATAAAACCGAACAGCACTTCCCCAAATGGTGGCAAGCTCCGCATTCTCAAGAGGGGGAACACATTTGAGAGCTTGTTCATCAAAGCCGTCTCGTGCTTCTTTTGTTACCCCTAACCTCTTGAGAATTTTCGCCGCAAAAACTGACATGGTTGAGTTACGGCTACCTTCAGTGATTGGCCCTATCGGTGGTTGATAGAAGTCTGCATCAAAGTCCTCTTCATCATCTGAAGTCGTCGTAGCATCGAGTAAATCCTCATCAATGGTCAACCAAGAGTCGTGCCATAGGACTTGTGCGTTGGGATTTCCAAAAAAGAAACGGGCCGCATCCTTGGCATTGGTATCAAAGAAACCATAGTGATTAACAAGTTCTTCTTTTAGTAAGGCATAGGTGTCTTTATCCGTGACTTCATTGATTTGGAAGTAGATATGGAATTTTGGTCTCGCAGCCTTATCTCCTTTTTGAACCATATGGTTTCGACTGGTTACTAAGGCAAAGTTGTAATCCGCAAAGAGTTCTTTAAGCAATTCTTCAGTCACCCACTCATCAGGAGTATCCGTATGGTCATTATCAATATCCATGACCAGTACATCTGACTTAATAAAGTTTGCATTTGAACGAGTACTGTTTGTAAACAAGCCAGCCACATGGTCAAAGAGTGCTACCTTTTGGAGAGTTGTTTTGTCTGAAATCATTACTTGATGAGGATAGACCGTTGTCGTTTGAATACCCGTCTGTCCTGAATGAGATAAGGTAAATTGCATAAATCATAGCCTCCATTTGGGAAAAATAATCTGTGAAGGTTTCCCTTCCTACCTACTAGGGGAAGAATGAAGGCATTTAGTCCAAAAAGTTTCAAAAAAATTTTTTCTTCTATAAATAACTATTGAGCGACCTTCCATCGCTCAATTTTTTATATTTTTTGAATCTGTTTAGACTAAAACGCAAAAAAGTCCCCCTAGTAGGTGTAAGGGAAAGAATAACCCAAACAAACCTAAAGGAGGACTTTCTATGGAAAACACCATAAACCATCAAGAACAAGAAGACTTGACAGACACACTCATCGCCATCAGCGTTATCGCTAGGCTCTTAGCTCGTAAGTTACAAAAGGAGGAAACTAAATGAGTCAGCATAAACAACTACTTGAACTAATTACAGAGATGGAAGGCACAGCTAAATACTACCTACGCTTGGTAGATGAGTTCAAGAAACTCCTCTCTAGCGAGGAAGAAACTGAAACAACTTCTGAAGAACCAAAACCAGAGCCACAAAAGGTACTTAAGCTAGAAGATGTTCGTGCGGTCCTAGCGACCAAAGCTAAAGATGGCTACAAGAATGAGGTTCGTGCTCTTCTCAATAAATATGGAGCTGAATCATTATCTGCTTTAGCCAATGAGCACTACACAGCTGTTCTTGAAGAAGCTGGAGGAATTGGCAATGACTAATCACGCAGTACTCTCTGCTTCTGCTTCTCATCGCTGGCTCAACTGCCCACCTTCTGTACGACTTACCGAAGATATGCCAGATGTGACCTCAGAGTTTGCCCTTGAAGGAACAGACGCTCACGAGCTATGTGCTTATCTTGTTGAGAAGGCATTGGGTAGGAAGGTGCGTGATCCAACTAAGGACTTATCCTTCTACAATGAAGAAATGCAAACCTGTGCCGAGGAATATCGCAACTACGTCATGGAGCAAGTTGAGAAAGCTAAAGGCTATTCTCGTGACCCAACAGTTCTGGTTGAGCAACAACTGGACTTCTCTAAATGGGTACCTGAAGGCTTTGGAACAGGCGACTGTCTGATTGTGGCTGATGGACTGCTTCAAGTGATCGACTACAAACACGGACTTGGCGTTTTAGTTGATGCAGACCACAACCCACAGATGATGTGCTACGCTCTAGGTGCTCTTGAGATGTTTGATGACCTCTATGATTTTGATAAGGTCACCATGACCATCTTTCAACCACGAAAAAACAACTTCTCTACCTTTGAAATTGATAAGGCTGAGCTCCTTGAGTGGGCAGAAACAGAACTCTCACCCAAAGCTGAACTTGCCTTCAAAGGGGAAGGGGAGATGACCTCTGGTAAACACTGTCAGTTCTGTAAGCTCAAGAATGTCTGTCGCAAACGTGCAGAGGATAACTTGGCACTCACCAAGATGGAATTTGCGGACCCTGCTACTCTAGACTATGAGGATATTGCAAAGATTTTGCCTAAACTGGACTTGCTGGTTTCGTGGGCAAATGATGTCAAAGCCTATGCTTTGAAAGAAGCAACTGAAGGACACAATATTCCAGGCTACAAACTTGTAGAAGGACGTTCGGTTCGTAAGTTTTCAGACGAAGCTGCTGTCAGTCAAGCTGTGATGGAGGCTGGCTTTGACCCTTACGAAAAGAAACTCCTGACCATCACTGCCATGAGCAAACTCCTTGGCAAGAAAACCTTTAATGACCTACTTGGTGGTCTGATTGTAAAACCAAGCGGTAAACCGACACTCGTTCCTCTTGATGATAGTCGTCAAGAGATGAACCTAGCTAAAAATGAATTCAAAGAGGTATAAAAGAATGTCAACTAAAGTACAAACAACAAAAGTGATCACTGGTAAAAACACACGCTTCAGCTACTTGAATGCCAATGAGCCAAAATCCATTAACGGAAGCACACCGAAGTACAGCGTCTCCCTCATCATTCCAAAAGATGATATTGAGACTGTCGTCAAAATCAAAGCAGCCATTGAGCTTGCCTACAAGGAAGGTGAGGCAAAACTCAAAGGCAATGGGAAAACAGTACCAGCACTTTCTATCCTTAAAACACCACTCCGTGATGGGGACTTGGAACGCCCTGATGATGACGCTTATCGCAATGCCTACTTCGTAAATGCCAACTCGCCACATAAGCCTGGGGTCGTTGACGGAAATCGTCAAGAGATTATCGACACCTCAGAACTCTACTCTGGTATCTACGGTCGTGCATCTATCTCCTTCTATGCCTTTAACTCTAACGGTAACAAGGGTATTGCTTGTGGGCTTAACAACCTGCAAAAACTTCGTGATGGAGAACCGCTCGGTGGACGTACTCGTGCCGAAGATGATTTTGCGACCGATGATGACGATGATTTTTTGAACTAAATTTAGGAGGATTTAACTAATGACAATCTATTACATTCTACTTTCAACTGTACTCGGAGCTTATGCGTTTCTTGGTCTCTATCTCAACTACATGAGCATTCGTGACGATATTCGTCGTGAAAAAGAGCGTAAGGCTGAAAAGAAACGTCATAGTGTCAACACAACACCACTACGACGTAATCGATAATACTTCTGGTGGCAACACTACTGCCACTTTTTTATGAAAGGACAAACTATGCCAATAAAAGAACTATCCATCGACTTAGAGACCTACTGCGAGGTGGACTTAAGAAAGTCTGGCGTCTATCGCTACGCAGAAGATGATTCCTTTGAAATACTACTTCTTGCCATATCAATCGACAATGGTCCTGTGAGGTTTTATGACTTAATCAAAGAAGAACTTCCTAATAACATTATCCAAGCACTAGTTGATGACACCATTATCAAGTGGGCATTCAACGCTTCCTTTGAGCGTATCTGTCTTTCTAACTGGCTGAAGAAACATCACTCAGAATTATTATCTGATGGCTTCTTATCTCCTGACTCATGGCGTTGTAGTATGGTCTGGTCAGCATACCTTGGACTTCCACTCTCACTTGAAGGAGTCGGAACTGTCCTCAAGCTAAAAGAACAGAAACTTAAAGAAGGTGGAGACTTAATCCGCTACTTCTGTCTCCCCTGTAAACCGACCAAGGTCAATGGTGGACGAACACGAAACTTCCCAAATCACGCACCTAATAAATGGTCTAATTTTATCAACTACAACAAGCGTGACGTTGAGGTAGAGTTAGCCATCAAAGAAAAACTCCGTAACCACCCTGTCCCTGACTTTGTTTGGGACGAATACCATCAAGACCAAATCATCAATGACCGTGGCATTGGTATTGATGTGGATTTCGTCAAAGCAGCTATTGCCATTGATGAAGAAAGTAAAGCCAAAATCCAAAAAGAACTGAAAGAACTTACTGGACTTGAAAATCCCAACTCTGTTCTTCAAATGGTAGGTTGGCTACGAGAGCACGGAGTCACCACTGATTCACTGGATAAGAAAGCTGTTAAAGAACTTCTCAAAACCGTCGATGAAAAGACAGCCAAAGTCCTTAAGTTAAGACAACAGGCAGCTAAATCCAGCGTCTCTAAATACCAAGCTATGATGAACTGCGTCTGTAAGGATGGCAGGGCTAGAGGCATGTTCCAGTTCTATGGAGCCAATCGAACAGGTCGTTGGGCTGGACGCTTAGTGCAACTCCAAAACCTACCTCAGAACCATCTTCCTGACCTTGAGGAAGCTAGAAAACTTTTCAAAACTGGGGACTTAGGAGCTACTGATCTACTTTACGACACGCAGGATATCCTATCACAACTTATTCGAACTGCTTTTGTACCAAGCCAAAATAAGAAGTTCATTGTGTGTGACTTCTCTGCTATTGAGGCTCGTGTTCTGTCTCATCTTGCAGGAGAGACATGGCGAAGCAGGGTCTTTGAAGAAGGAAAAGACATCTACTGCATGTCTGCCTCTCAGATGTTTGGAGTGCCTGTTGAGAAACATGGGCAAAACGCAGACCTGCGTCAAAAAGGGAAGATATCCGAATTAGCCTGTGGTTTCGGCGGAGCAGTTGGTGCTCTTAAAGCAATGGGAGCTATTGATATGGGACTTGAGGAACAGGAGCTGCAACCACTTGTAGATTCATGGCGACAGGCTAACCCCAACATAGTTCTCTTTTGGTGGGACGTGGATAGGGCTGTGAAAACTGCAGTCAAAGAGCAAGTCCAAACCGAGACGCATGGTATTCAATTCGAAGTTACCAAAGGGATGTTATTCATAACTCTCCCATCTGGACGCAAACTATCCTATGTTAAACCTAAAATAAGCGAGAACCAATTTGGTGGAGAATCTGTCACCTACGAAGGTACAGGAACTGCTAAACGCTGGGAACGACTTGAAAGTTATGGTCCAAAGTTTGTCGAAAATATCGTCCAGGCCATCAGCCGTGATATTCTTGCCTACTCGATGAGACAACTTAGTGAGTTCAAGATTGTTGGTCATGTTCATGATGAAGTCATCATTGAGTGTGAGAAAGACCAAAGCCTTGAAGATATAGCAAGTCTAATGGGTATAGCACCTAACTGGATGTCTGATATTAACCTCAGAGCTGATGGGTATGAATGCTCATTCTATCAGAAAGACTAGACACAAAAAACGGTTCACTACTAATTCAGGTAGTGAACCATTTTATATGTGATAAAAACTATTTCCTTAATTGATTGATGAAATCTTCCTTGGAAATTGCTATTCCCAATTCATCATGAAAGTTGCGTAGAGTGCTAAATCGGTATGGGGTCAATGTTCTAAAAGTGACAGTTTCTCCCTTTTCAATCTTTGAACAAATCTCAATATACTTATTTACGTAATTCTTAACTCGTGAGAAAATACGATTTGAATTTCTTAGATAAAAAATCTTCTCATTTGGATTTTTAAAGTGATATATTCTTGAATTGTCAATATATTTTTCCTCGATAATCGTCAACTTACTGAAATCTAAAGCTTTCAGACACATTCTTCCATCGTGACGTCTATAGGTTGTGTAAGGAAATAAATGACTTGCATTCCTAAGATGCTCAGGAATACCGGAGCGAAGCGGAATTGCAATCAGTTGATTATTGATACCAAGAACCATAACACCATGGCCACGCGCATTATCTCCTTAAAACTCATCTAAATATTGGTAAGTATCGAAATAGTCTTGAGTTAATAGATGAAAATACAGACTATTCTTATTGATTTTTGACATAAACTAAACCTCTATCATACGAAAAAAGGGTCTTTCTTTTTAGAATCGCGACCCTTACGACTACATCAACTTTAGAGTATTTTCTTTTTAGAGTCGGTATTACTCTCCGACTACTTCTATTTAAATTAGACCAAAAACATCGCTAGTGTCAAATATAAACACTATTTCGGATCTAATTCCTTCAATAATGCCACAACCAAAGCACGAGCCTTTGGCAAGCGATAGAAACCTGTAGAACGTTTAACCCCAATCCTAGCAAATACATCTTCAATACTCTCATCAAACTCTTTAGCGAGTAAGCCCAAAGTGATATCATACAGGTCCCTATCTGCTTGCCTTACTTTCTCAAGTAAATCTTGCAGCATTTCTGCGAACATGAATTCTTCTAGTTCTTCAGTAGAGCTTCGAAGAGTAGATTCGTCCATATCAATCCAGGCTTCGTATGAAATAATCTCTTTAATATTTTTGGACTTACGTGTACGAAACTCATTCAAAAAGTTCTCAACGGCATCTTTGTAGATACATTCCGTTTGAGCATATTCCTCAGGAAATACAGGGATAAAAGCAACCAGTACATAAACATTCAGCTGTTTAGCTGGTCTCCAAGACCGAAGGGTATCTCTTTTGAAACGCAGATCCTCAATAACTTGTTGGTTCTCAACTAGCATAGGAGCTAGCACCTGTCCCTCTAAAAGTCCGACTTCTAGCGAGCATTCTTGCTTTTGACATTCATTGTAAATTTTGTCCTTGTTTGTCATATTTTCCACTTTCTGTCTTAAGCAGAGAAACGTGACAAGACAAAGAACTATTAAAAAGATTTTCTGACCACATCAGCAATTCCTCTGCTAATTCATGGTCAACTGACTTTACAAGCTGAACTACACACCTAATTTGTACTCTTAAAGTCACGGTAAATTAGTCTCAATAATTTACAAAGTATCATCATTAGGCAACAACTATCTTAAATTACCAATTAGCGCTATTCAGTAATCGAGATTTTTTACATTCGCAAACTTTTTTATGCGTTCGCAAATATTTTTTCGAACATCGCAACCTCGTCATGATATAATAAAACTAATCACTAACGATTTCTTTGTTCGACTCTATTGTATAAAATGAGATTTTGAATTAAGGGACAGTTTAGTACAGTACGGTACAACTTGGTACAAAAATGAAAAGGAGAACATCACTTGGATTTTCCCACTTATTTTAGAATTCTGAAAAAATATCTTGGAGATGGCGCGACTATACCAGAGTTTTTTCGAGAACTCATTGAAATGATTACTGAAGATGACGCAGAAGAAATCATCAGCGCTTCTGGAATTACATCAGAAAAAACTGATAATACACTAGTTTCCTATGCTAAAAGAAGCTTCTCCAAGAAGATGGCAAATCAATTACTCTATCGGGTCAACTCAGCAAATATGACGGAGTCTATTGAAAGTAGACCAGATGAAACTATTCAGTTACTAACCAATGAATTCAATTCTTACTATCCTGATATTACTGCTGAAAATGCCTCGCAAAGAATTCCAGAAATTTTCGTTGACTTCATTAGAGAGAAAGCTGGGATGGGAATATCAACTGCGGTGCAGAAAGCTTCATTCATAGCCCAATCCAATCAACTCAAAAAACAATATGGACAATTCTTACTGACGGAAGCAAATAACTGTTGTGCATTCCCAGGCTGTGATAGACCACTCATTTTAACAAGAGGTGGTTTAGCATCGGAAAACTATGAGGTTTCAGCCATTGAAAAAGATAAGGACGCTGAACCACTGAATCTGATAGCCCTCTGCCCAGATTGTTTTTTAACCTATCAAGCAGAAAGTCGTAAAAAAATTGTAACAGCTCTAAAAAATGTTAAAAAGATTCTAGTCTCTGCACATAACAGCCAACAATCGATTTCTGATATGAAGTTAGATAGTGGAATTGTCTCAGTTTTGACTAGTCTCAATAAACTAAAATTTGATGAATATGATATCTCCTATGACCCGAAGCAATTGACTGATAAGATATCACCTAAGAACAATCGTACGCTTTATCAATTGGTTAAGAACCAAGTTATTGATAACTACTTAACCATTCAAAAAATCATTATAAATTTAGATAAACAAGGAAGAATCGATTACGAGGATATCCAATATCAAATGCGATCGATGTACAAAAAGTTAAAGGCTGCCAAGCATGGTAATCTTGAGATTTTCAATACTATTTCGGAAAAACTCCATAAAGCTACACTACAGGACATCTACTTCTGCCAGATGATTGTCTCTTACTTTATCCAAAAATGCGAGGTACTTGAATAATGCAATTACCAAATAAACTTTATTCCTACCAAAAAAGCACCCTAGCTTATTTGCCTAGAGTGCTAAATGAAATCAAAAGTGGAAACTCAAACGTCAAAGATATCTTTCACGCTGTCTCAAAAGACTTGGAGGATCCTACAGATTTCCTATCCATAATGGATTGCTTGTATGCATTGAACGCCATTGAAATGGCTAATGAAGGAGAGGTAACATTATGCTTATAGAAATGTGGTCGCCCGTCTTTAAGAAGAATGGGCAAACTCGGAAACCAGTTCGATTTCATCCAGGATTGAATGTTATCATGGGTATGGATTTAGCTGATAACTCTATCGGAAAATCCTCCTCCCTATTAGTCATTGATTTCATTTTTGGAGGTAATAGCTATCAAAAATCTATCGCTGTTAAGAAATTAGGCGATCATCCTATCTATTTCTGCTTTCAATTTGAGAAAAAGTTTTATTTTTCAAGAGATACAGCAACTCCAGACATCATCACATATTGTAACGATGATTATTCTCCAACTGGCGAAACAATGCCTCTGGAAATCTTTTTGAACAAACTTAAGAAACGGTATCATTTAGATTCTCCAGAGCTATCCTTCCGATTAGCAATGAGTGGCTTCTTTAGGATTGCAGGAAAAAATAATCAAAATACCGATTTCCCTCTACAAGTTTATTCAAGCCAAAAATCTTCTGAATCTATTACTACTCTTATCCAGCTTTTTAATTTGTATGATAACATTGCACGATACAAAGAACGCCTGAAGGATAAGAGCGACCAGTTAACAACATTTCGTAATGCTCGAAAATATGCCTTCATCTCTAACTTAGTGGGTGGTAAAAAGCAATTTGAAGCGAATGTCTCAGAAATAAAAAGATTGGAATATGATTTATCACACCTCCAAGATACTCATCAAGATAAAATTGACTCTGATGATATTGAAAAAAATCAACAAAAAATCCAACTTAGAAATACTAAGCTGGAGCTAGAAAACAGTCTTCGAGATAAGCAAAGACGCCTTAAACTATTGGATATCAGTATCGAATTTGGTTTATATCCTACTGAATCTGACTTAACAGAGCTTCAACGGTATTTCCCTGATACTAACCTCAAAAAATTATATGAAGTTGAAGCCTATCATAAGAAATTGGCAACTATTTTGGATTCCGAATTCTCAACCGAACGTGAAACGCTAAGTCTTGAGATCGAGGGATTAGAAAGTCAACTGACAGTTTTAAACAGGGAACTTCAAGGACTAGGAAGCATCCCAAATCTTTCAACTGAGTTCTTAGAAAACTACTCTAAACTAACAGCAATGATCAATGCACTCAAAGAGCAAAACGGAGCCTATCTGAAAGAGTCTGCTTTATCAAAAGAAAAGTCAGAAGCAGACTCTGACTTGAAGCGTAGCACCGAAGATATTCTAATAGAGTTAGAAGGAAAAATCAATGCTAAAATGCGAGAGTTCAATAATGTCCTCTACCCAGATATTCGCAAAGCTCCTCAAATTAACCTCAAAGCTCACAACAGCTACTCCTTCTATACCCCAGATGATGATGGTACAGGAACTAAGTTCAAAGGGATGATTTTATTTGACCTAACCATGCTCTATCTCACTAACCTGCCAGCACTGGCACACGACTCATTACTCTTGAGTAATATTAGCTACCAAGCGACTGAGGCACTTTTGAAGCTGTATGATCAATCAAAGTCATTGAACAAACAAGTCTTTTTAGCCTTTGATAAAGCTAGCTCTTATTCTCCAGAAGCTAATCAACTCTTGTCAGAAAATACGGTATTGAGACTTTCTAGCAACGGAAATGAACTTTACGGTATTTCATGGAACAAAGGAGAAAACTCAAATGAGATTTAGTTACAATAAATTATGGAAACTACTAATTGATAAAGGATGGACTAAGTCAGAACTTCGTAAAAAATCAGGAATCAGTTCTTCCACG